TTGCGCCATGGAAAAGGAAGTTAGGCTCTACGGTCCACTGGCTAAGTTCATCGGTCAGCGGAAGTTTCTGGCTGAGATCAGCAGCGCAGGCGAAGCAATCCGAATGCTGCTAGCCAACTTCCCCGGACTGGAACGCCACATGGCAGACCAGCATTACAAAGTAATTGTTGATAATTACGAGAGCGATTTAGAAGAGATCCATTATCCCGCCAGCCAAGTCATCAAGATTGTTCCAGTCTTGGGTGGTGCAGGTGGTCCAACAGGCAAAATCATTGCGGGTGTCGCTCTCATTGCCGCTTCATTTTTGCTACCCGGTGCAGGCTTGTTTGGAGCAACAAGTGTTTTTGGAGCAACCGCAGCAACGGGTTATACAGCGGCTGGAATTTTGACAACAGTTGGCACACTTGCCTCGGCAGCCGGTGTTGCGTTGATTCTTGGAGGTGTTTCACAACTCCTTTCGCCCACGCCACAAATAGGTCAACTTGGTCCGGTTTCATCCGGCGGCTTAGGTAATCGCACCACCGAAAATACTGAGCTAGACCCGCAAGCGTCCTACAGCTTCAGCGGTATTCAAAACACCAGCAAACAGGGCGTACCTGTGCCGGTGGTCTACGGCGAAACCATCGTTGGCTCGGTGGTGATTTCTGCAGGCATCGACGTTGACACGATCTGACATGACTGACAAAAAGCAAAACCAGATCGTTGGTGCAGGTGGCGGTAGAAGTCAGCCTCAAGTCCAGCAAACAGTAGTCGTTCAACAAGCAGCCTCCCCTGCAGTCAGAACACCTGTTCGCACGGCGGACAACCTCGCGTCCACAGCCTTTGCCAACATCCTCGACCTCATCAGCGAAGGCGAAATTGAAGGCTTCCCATCTGCCCGCGCCTATACCCGTGGCACGACCAACTACAACCTTGCCCTGCTGAAAGATGTCTATCTGACGGATACACCAGTCCTGCGATCTGGCGCTGATGTAACCAATCTCACCGACGCGGATTACAACTTCAAAGGCGTCAGCGTCGAAGCCCGCTACGGCACAAACGCTCAGGACTACATCACCAAATTCGGTGAAACCACAGAAGACGTAATCAGCGTCAACACCGAAGTCGTACAGGCAACGCCTGTCACTCGGCAAATCACCGACACCAATGTTGATGCAGTTCGCGTCAGCATCGCAATCCCACGCCTTGAAGCTGCAACAAGCGAAGGTGACGTGCTTGGAACTAGCGTCACAATCAACATCCAACTTCAGTACAACGGCGGCGGCTTCACTACCGTCAAAACTGACACGATCAGCGGTCGAACTGCCGATAAATACGAACGCGATTATCTGATTGATATTGCTGGTGCATTCCCAGTTGATCTGCGCGTTGTCCGCGTCTCAGCCGATAGCACCGATACCAACGTCAGTCCCACTTACTTCGTCGCCTATACCGAACTGATTTACCAGAAGCTGCGTTACCCAAACAGCGCACTGGCTGCAGTTCGTTTTCAGGCAGAGCAGTTCAACAACATCCCGGCGCGTGCATATCGCATCCGTGGCATCAAGGTCAAAATCCCCAACAATGCCACCGTTGATCAAGACACCGGCAGAATTACCTACGCAGGTACATGGACTGGCACGTTTGGTGCAGCGCAATGGACAACCTGCCCGGCATGGATCCTGTACGACCTGCTGATTAACAAGCGTTACGGCTTTGGCGATCACGTCGCAGAAGCACAACTCGATAAGTTCGCCTTCTATTCCGCCAGTCAATACGCCAATGAACTTGTCGATGCAGGTTTAGGCGACGGCACCAAAGAAGCCCGCTTTAGTTGCAACGCGCTGATTCAAAACCAGTACGAGGCTTACAAGCTGATCAACGACCTGTGCAGTGTGATGCGCTGCCAGCCGTACTGGTCAACAGGTGCGCTGACGATCACCCAAGACAAGCCCACGGATTCCACCTATCTATTCAACCGCTCCAATGTGCTGGAGCCGGGCTTTAGCTATGCCGGTTCTGATCTAAAAACTCGTCACACGGTTGCAGTCGTCAGCTACCTAGATCTCAACACCCGCGAACAGAATTACGAGATCGTCGAAGACCGTGATGCCATCGAGAAGTATGGCTGGGTCGCTACTGAAATCAAAGCCTTTGCCTGCACATCACGCGGTCAAGCCAACCGTCTCGGGCAGTGGATTCTTTTCAGCGAACAAAACGAAACCGAAGTTATCAGCTTCACCGCATCCATCGAGGCTGGCACACTGGTGCGCCCTGGTGCAGTCATCGACGTACAAGATCCAGTACGTGCTGGTGTGCGTTACGGCGGCAGAGTAATCACCTCAACCACCCGCACCATCACTGTTGATGATGCAACCGGACTGCCCAGTGATAACGCCACAATTTCTGTGCTGCTTCCCGATGGCAGTCTCGAAACCAAGAACATCATCAGCCGCACTGGTGTTGTCCTGACTATTAGTAGCGATTGGTCAGCACTTCCCCAACGCAATACCGTCTGGGTCATCCAAAACACTTCAATCCAAACGCAGCAATACCGCGTCCTGACCGTCAAAGAAAAAGAAGGCAATCTCTACGACATCACCGGACTGCTTTACAACGCAAGCAAATATGCCCACGTGGAGCGTGGGTTCAACTTGTCCACCCGCAAGATCACTAATCTCAACCCAATTCCAGAACCACCTACCAGTCCCAATGCGTCAGAGACGTTCTACGAATCCAATGGCAAGGCAAACGTCAAAATCATCTTGAGCTGGGCAGCAGTCAAGGGCATCCCGCAGTACAAGGTGCGCTACCGCGCTGGTAACGACAACTGGGAACAGATCACGGTCAGCAAGCCCGATGCCGAGATCCTCGATACCCGCGCAGCCACCTACGTCTTCGAGATCTACAGCATCAACTCACTGGGACGGCAATCCTCAGATTTCGCCAGCCTGACCTACGCCGCTGTTGGTAAAACCGCAGTTCCCGGCAACGTCCAAAACCTGAGCTTTGAGGCGATCAATGCCAACTCCGGTCGCCTGCGCTGGAGCCTTGCCGCTGACCTTGATGTGCGAGTGGGCGGCAAAGTGCTGTTCCGCCACAGCAACCTCACCGATGGCACCGCCACGTGGAGCAACAGCGTTGAATTGATCGCGGCCAAAAACGGCAACCAGACCGAGGCGATCATCCCGCTGGTTGAAGGTGAAGTTCTCGTCAAGTTTGAGGATGACGGCGGACGCCAAAGCACCTCAGAAACCAGCGTCATCATCGACCTACCCGACACGCTGGCACCACTCACCTTGATCACCCGCCGCGAAGATCAAGACGCGCCACCATTCCAAGGCACCCGCACCAACGTCTTCTACAGCGACGAGTTCGACGCCCTGACCTTGGATGGCACGGAACTGTTTGATGACGTGCTGGATGTAGACGCCATTGCTTCGTTCGACGTGATGGGTGAGGTTACTGCCTCTGGAACCTATGACTTCGCCACCACCGTTGATTTCGGCAACACCTTCTCGGTGGACTTCAGCCGCTACTTCGTCACCCGTGGCTACTTCCCCAACGATCTAGTCGATAGCCGCACTGGCAATGTGGACGATTGGGATGACTGGGATGGCGCGGTGATCTCGAACGTCAACGCTGAAATGGAATTGCGCAGCACCACCGACAACCCAAGTGGTACACCGACATGGGGAAGCTGGCAGCCATTTGTGAATGGCACCTTCCGTGGACGTGGCTTCCAGTTCCGCACCACGCTCACCAGCAACAACGTGGCGGAAAACATCTTGGTGGATGAGCTGGGATATCTCGCTAGCGTCCAACGCCGCACCGAGCAAAGCACTGCCGCCATTTCCGGCAGCATCAACACCGGAGTGACCTTCACCAATCCCTTCTTCACTGGGACGGCAAGCATCGGTGGTGTGAACAGCTATCTACCCAGCGTCGGGATTACTGCCCAGAACATGCAAACCGGCGACTATTTCCAGATTTCGGGTGTAACTGGAACGGGCTTTGTGATCAACTTCTACAACTCGTCGAATGCTTCGATCACACGGCAATTCACGTGGTCGGCAACCGGTTATGGACGAGCGGGCTAAAGTGAGTCAAAAGACTGTTTAGGCGGCTGTGGCAACCCACGACTATGTGATCGCTAACGGT